GCGCGCTGTGCCTCGTACTGCGCATTCTGCTGGTCGATGGTCTGCTGGATCTGCGGGAGCGCGGCGCGCGCGTCCTTCGCGAACTGAGAGTCGGGCGCGATCTTGTCGGCCGCCCAGGAGAGCGCATGCGTGATGCCTTGCGCCGTGCCCTTGGCGACATCGCCTACACCCGTCAGGAATCCGCCGAGCGGAGCGGGTTGCCCGGCAGCGGATTGAACTGCCGCGGCTCCCGAACCGCCCGCTGCCGACGCCGGGACTGAAGGAGTTGCACCGAGGTACGCATCGAACGACTGCGAACCCTGCTGCGCCGGCGCATTGAGGTAATCGTCGAATGCGCTCATTTCAGCAACCCATTGTTGAACGCCCATTCGAAGTTCGAGCGCAGTGAAGGATTCGCCTTGATCGCTGCTTGCACCGCCGCGCGCTTGATGTCGCTCGATGGCATTTGCAGGATCGGCGCCATCGACGGCTTGATGTTCTGGTCGAACTCGTTCGACAGACGCGTGAAGGTCTGCGAGTCGCCGGAGTTATAGGCGGGCGTCAGCAGGTTGGTCTTGAGTTGGTTCGCAACGATCTGGTTGCGCTGCGTCTGCAGTCCGTCCTGCTGCGCAGATTGCGGCTTGCCATAGTCGGGAACCGACTCGCCGACAAGTGCGCGTCCTGCATCCGTGCCATTCAGACCGCCCTGCTTCGCGATCAGGCCGATGACGTTCGCGCGCTGCTTTTCGTATTCGGCGGCGTCCGGGCTGAGCGCCGTGGCGACGGTACTGGTGCCGAGTGGTCCAGCCATCAACGGGCTCTTCCGCTTCGACAGCGTCATCATCTTGTCGATCGCTTCGAGCGCGGCGGGCGCGGCCGCGCTACCGGACTGAAGTGCGGAATACTGCTCTTTCATGGTGTCGGCAGGCGCGGCCTGTGCGGCATTTGCGTTCGACGTCTGACCGAGCGGGGGCGCAGCAGCGAACGCGCCACCTTGCGCCGGCTGTTGCGGCGAGCCCTTAGTGCCAGGATAGCCAAAGACACCCTGCGGGCCGTTCTCATGCAGCATGATCGCGGAGCCGAGCGCATGGCGCACGACTGGCTGTGACAGGTCGATAGGCTGGTTCGGCTTGAGCCCGAGGCGCTGCGAGACATCAGCGATATAGGCCTGCGTGTCGTTTTCGTTCGGGGGCGCCCACTTCGAGATGACGCCGGCCAGCGTGTTGACGCCCTGCTTTCCGTAGCTCTGCAGGTTGCTGTCGAGCGCCTGCAGACCGGTCTGCTGATCCGGGTATTGCGCGAGCTTGCCGCCCGGCATCATGGCGCCGGGATTGTTGTTTCGCATCGGTGCGGGCATGCTCTGGCCGGGTGCGCCGCCGTTCGCCGCTTCCGCAACGTTCGAAACGGTCTGCTTGACCATGCCGCCTTTGCCGCCGTTTGCGCTCGGGTCCCATACGTCCTGAAGCTCGTATTGCGCCTTGCCGCCCGAGGTCGCCGCCTGACTGGCGCGAATGGCGTTGAGTCCGCCCTGAATCGGCACCGTCGACCACGTCTGCCCATTATCCGGCGTGACGTTTTCGAAACCAGCAGGTGCGGCAGAAGGCGTCGTGTGCAACTGACCATCGCTGCCGATATACGGCGCGCCCGGGCGAAGCGATGTCGGTTCGATGCGCGTGCTTTTTGTGAGTGCCGCCCGGATCGTCGCATTCCATTCGGGCGAGCCTTGCTGGATGCCGGCTGCCGTCATCTGCTTTTGGAGGTCAGTCGGCGAGTATTGGCCGGCCGCGATCTCGAACAGCTTATTCGGATCGGTCAACAGACCGAAGCCCGCGAGGTTGTTCGGGATGTTGCCGAAGAGTGCGGAACGCGGCGCACCGCTTGCGGCGACCGCGGCGACAGGACTGGCAGGCGCTGCCTGTTGCGTTACACCTTGCGGCGCCGCGCCATCTGTCGGCACAGGATACGACTGTACGCCAGCACCAGAGCCACCAGAACCGGCCGCAACACCGCCTGCGTCCGTTGCCCCCGGCGCAACCTGCGCAGCGGCGCCTGCGGTCTGAGGATCGCCACCGAGCAATTGAGCGGCGGTGTTGTACAGGAGCTTGTTCTTTTGCAGCGCGAAGCCGAGTTGTTGCAGCTGCGCGTTCTGAAGCTGCTGTTGCATCTGCAACTGCTTCGATTGCTGATACTGCTGCAGGCCGTCGAGTCCGCCCTGGCCGACAGCAGACCAGCCAGAATTGAGTCCGCGATTACGCGCGAGAATGCCGAGGCCCGCCGCAAGCAGTCCGTCCGCGGTCGGCTGCGACTGCGGCGATTGCGCCCACTGGGTGAAATTGTCGAGAAGTCCCATTTTTTAGCCCTGTGAGAAGCCTGACGGATTCGCCTGCGCGGCCTTGATGATCTGCTGAAGCAGAGAATCAGCCGGCCCGTTGCTGAGCGTGTATGGCAGCGTGATCGCCGATTGCGGCACGAAACTGATGCCCTGGCCGCCGCTGTGATACGGCGCGCGTGCACCGTTCTGCGGCTGCCATCCGGTGTTTTGCCGCTGCTGGCCGTTCTGTTGTTGCTGCTGCAACTGTTGCTGGCCTTGATTGAGCAGGTTCTGGAGCATGCTGCCGTAGCCACCCATCGAAGCACCGCCGATTCCGGAACCGCCCGCGACCTCGCCAGACAAGCCGCCGCCGAGCGCGCCGCTCGAAGTGCCCGTCATGCCGCCGCCTGGAAGGAGGCCGCTAAACAGACCTGTCGGCGCCGAGCCAAGTGAGCCACCAAGGTCGCCAGCCATTGCGCCGCTCAATGCCGAACTCCCGCCAATACCTGAACCACCAGCCGAGACGGTACCGGTCAGACCCGCGTCGCCGAATGCAGCAGGACCGCCGAGGAAGCCAGAAAGACCGGATGCGCCAGCACCGCTACCGGCAGCGTCAGCACCGCCAATACCGAACAGGCTCGATAGACCCCCGCCCGCGCCGGCCGCACCGCCGATTCCTGCATCCGCCGCGCCCACCCCGGCACCAGCGCCCGCGCCCGCCGCGCCAGCACCAGCGCCACCTTCCGCGCCGGCCAATGCACCACCAAGCGCACCGCCCGTGAATGCCGAGCCCACCGCAAGGCCGATTGCATCGCCAGGCTTGGCAGCACTCAGGTTGCCGATCTTGTCAACGATCGGAATCTTGCGCAGCGGATTGACCTGCTGGTCGAACGTGTTGAGCGGTTTCGCGATCGGCTCGAGTACCTGATTCGTCGCCTTCGGAATGTCTTTCGATGTCCAGTCTGCCCACTTTCCTCCAGTGATCCACGAAAGCGGATCCGTCCATTTCTGAATCGGCTCCGTGATCTTGCCGACGGGCGAGTCCTGATTGTCGGTGCTGAGAGTGCCGCCAAATGCCGATGACATAGCGCCCCCTTAGCCGAATGCTTTCAGGAGACCGCCGCCGAGCGCGAGACCGCCGCCGAGCAAGCCTGCCGCGTTGCTTCCGCCGCTTTGCGTCGATGTCGTGATGCCCTGCGAACCGCTGCCGAGCGCACCCTGAAGCGCGCTTTGCAGCACGCCAAGCTGCTGATACGGCGAATAGGCCTGGTTGTACCACTGCTGATACTGACCGCTGAGCTGGTTCTGGTCGGTCTGCTGCTGCGTCTGACCTGCGCCGAGCTGCTGCTGGTAGCCGTAGTAGCCGGCCTGATTCAGGCCCGGCGCTAGGCTCGCCGCGTTCAGCGCATTGCCTTGCGCATTCTGGTAATTCTGACTGTTGAGAGCGTTCTGGGCCTGCGTCGCGTTAAGGTTGTTCGACTGGTTCGCGAGCGCCGTCTGGGTATTGAGCGCAGCCTGATTGCCGGCCGCCTGCTGCGTGTTCGCATAGGCATTGCCGCGCAATTGCGACTCGACGTTCGTCAGGTCATTGCTGAGATTCGTGTTCTGCTGATCCTGATACTGCTGCATCGCGGAGCCGCCGAATGCGCCAGCGTTCCTGAACTGCGCCATCGTCTGCGCAGCGGTGCCGTTCTTGTACTGGTTCGTCAGGTCCGTTTGCGCCTTGTTGACCTGCGCATCGAGATACGGGTTGTTCATCGTCGCATAGGGGTTCTGCGACGCCTGAACGTTCTGCCCGATGTACTTGTTGCTCGTCTGGTACGGGTTATTCGCGTTGCCCGCGACACCCTGCACTGCAGAATTTGCCGAGTTCAGCGTCGGATTCGATGCTCCTGCCTGAGCATTGATGCCGTTAATCGCCGCCTGTTGACCATCAGTCAGGCCTGCGACAAGCTGCCCGCCGTACTGCGGCATCTGCTGATTCGATAGGTCCGAGCCCCGTTGCAGGATCTGCTGCGCGTAGGGCTGCGCATACCCTGGCAGCTCTTGAGTTTGAGTCTGGCTGCCGCCACCGCCACCGCCGCTGCTCATGATTTGATCTTCCTTTGGTAGACCGTCTCGCGAACCGTGAATCGGTGGCGGGGGGCAATCTTCGCCCACCCACGCCGGGTAGTTCCGAACGTGATTACTGATGCATTGATGTGACGAGCGATGTTGTCCAGCTCGTCGCTGAATTCGGCCATGACGTCGACGTCAGACCGGGAATGAAGAATCCAGATATGCAGGCGCGGGCCGTCGAAATCGTTGATCTGTCGAAGCACGACGAATCCCACCTCCTCGCCTTCAATCTCGACCAGATACAACGTCGCGCCACCCTGCCGGAGCGTGCAATAGACATCCTCTGCAAGCCATCCGTCCGGCGATTCAATCTCCGACATCGGCGCGCGCAGACGCGGCCATACCGCGCCGATCTGAGCCGGCGCGACAGGTTTCAGGCTTCGCATTGATCAGTTCCCCGTGAGAGAGCGGCATTGCAGCCACGTGCCGGGCGTGCCGGCAGCGGCGCATATCCAACCGGTGATGACGTACTTCGAGCCAGCGGCGCCGAGCTCTGCCGGCGCGCTGTTGCGGATGAAGTCGCCCTTCTGATAGGTGCCCGTGGTCGGCGGCGCCGTGTTGGCGTTCTGGACGGCCGATACCTGCCCTTCAGTCAGGCCATTCACCTGCTCGATGACGTTCGTCAGGATCTGCTTGACCTTGAACACGAGATCCGCGCCGAACTTGTTGCCGTCGGGCGGCGTCGGCAGTTGCGGGCGCTGGAGTCTCATGCTTCACCATCCGGAACGAGCTTCGGCGTGTAGCCGATCAGGTCGCAGTCGCCCTGGAACGTCATCAGCACGCGGTGATAGCGCGCAGATACATCGACGTCGAACTTGCCGTCGAAGTAATCGCTGCTGCCGCTGGGCGTGAACGTGCCGCCAAGCGTCTCGCGGTGCTGCGCGGTCATCGTGGCCGATGCAGGATCTTGCGCGGCGCGCAGGCGCACGTACTGGAGATCCGAATACATCTCGTCGTCGCCAAAGTCGCCCGTCATGAGCGACGATTGCCCGGCTGAGCCGGTCAGCGTCTGGATCGTGTGCGTGGTGTCGATGATCGACGGCTGCAGCGCGACCGAGGTCCAGAAGGGCGAATCCCAAGGCACTTGCGGCAGGTCCGACCAGTGATTCGCGAGCGTGCCGAGCCCCGTCCACGTGATCTGGCCGTTGATGAAGTCGACGGCGCATTCAATCGCGCGGTCCGCCTTGCCCCAGCGGTTCGTCTTGTAGTTGTAGACGATCGCGCTGTCGATCGAGCCCGTGCTCTGGTTGCTGACGTAGTACCAGTAGACGAGACTGTTTGCGCGGTCATGCACGCTGCGGACCACCTGCTTGAACTGCGGATTCTGGTTGCGGAAGAACCAGTTTTTTACCTGATCGCCGATCGGCTGCGGACGCGTGCCGTCGAAGATATAGAAATTGTCGTTGCCGAGGAACAGATGCGCGGTGCCGATCGAGACGACGGCTTCCTGACACGGCGCGCCGATCTGGTTCGAGATGACGTTAAACGCCCAGATGATCGGCGGACCCTGATAGGTGCCGTAATACATCGACGTTTCTTTGTAGACCACGATGTCCGGACCGAGTGCGCGGCCGGCGCGAATGTCGCCCGGCGTGTCGATGATCCGGCCATTTGCGCTTTGCGTCGCCTGACTCGGCGTCCACACCGTCTGATCGAACAGGCCGCTATTCCACCAGCCATCCGGGCGCACGCCGAACACGGGATCGGTCGTGTTGAACAGGAAGACGAAGCCGGAGACCACCTCGACGATCGCGGCAACGGGTGCTTTTGCAACGACTGCCGTCGCCGTCGCGCCCGTTCCCGGTCCGCCGAAAGAGACCGTCGGCGCAGTCGTATAGCCGCTGCCCGGGTTCGTGAGCGTCACGCCTGTTACCGCATTGCCAGCAACAGTCGCCGTCGCCGTCGCACCGCTGCCGCCACCGCCAGAGATCGTGACCGTAGGCGCGCTCGCATAGCCTGTGCCGCCCGCTGTGACGTTGATCGATGCCAAGGGACTCGGAACGTCGGTGAAGGCGCCAGAGAGGCTCTGCTGCAGCGTATCCGCGCCATTCGTCGCAAGCGTAACATTGCCGAACTGTGCAAAGCGCCACGTTCCGGCCGCCGGCGCCGTGTAGGCACCACTCGCGCGCGTCACGTCATTCCATGAGCCGGAGCCTTCCTCGAAGAGCTTCGTGGTCGTGCCGACGATCAGCCGCTTCGTGTTGTCGAGCTTCACCAGCGTTGCGCCGCCAAGGGTCGCGGATGCAAGCGCCGGCATGCCGGCATTGACCGGGGACGGCGACGCGCGCATGCCGCGGATCGATGGAATTAGCTGCGAGCAGTCGAGAATGACGCCGGGTGTAGACGGGTCGATGTCGGGCGCGAAACCGATGAAGGCTGGCACGTCAGGCCCTCTTCATCGCGAGAGACGATCCGGCGAACTGGCCGGCGTCGTCGTTGGATTCAATATCGGCTATTGCACGCTCAAGCGCGGCCGTCCAGACAGCAATACGCTCGTCATTCTTGATGAAGACTTCCGCTTCGAGCAGCGCGGCATACAGGTACAGGTCGGGCCCGTCTTCGAGCAGCCAGTTCGACGTGTTCGAATCGCTCAGCGGCTCAATCTGCTGGTAATAGTGCAGCGTCAACTTCGTCGTGCCGTCGACCTGCGTCAGAAGCCACAGCTTGTTGCCCGCGATCGTGAACTGATTCCACTGGCCGCCTTCCGTCATCATCGGATCGGCGATGTTCTCGGACGTGAAGTCGAGCCGCTGGTCGCCATACATGACGCGGATCGCCCGGTTGTAATCGCCCGGCAGCGTGACGAAGTTCGTCGACGGCGTGACGGTGAACCACGTACGCATCTGGCGCACGCTCAGACGCCGGTTGAGACGCGCCTCGGCGAGCGAGATGAAGTCGGGAATCTGGTCGTTCAGGTTCGTGCGCTTGAGCCAGCGCCCGACAGACGTTTGCAGATCTGCGTAGGAGGCGAATGGCATCAGATCTTCCCCGGCCAGATGCGGAACGCAGCCAGCGCCGGATCATTCAGCACCGCGCGCAGATGCGCGTCGTTCTGCATGAACTCGTCGAAGCCGATGCCGCGCTCGTTGCAGTACTGCTCGACGATCACCATGGGCAGGCGCGCGGCGTGGCGCATCTCGTTCGAACCGTGAATACCCTCGTTGTGCAGGGCCTTCGTGGTATCAACGATGGGCGTGCAGTCCTGAATGCGCTCGACGGCTGTCGTGTCCGTCTCAGGCGCATAGTGGAAGCGCGTGACGATGCCGCCCATGTCAGTTGTCCTCAAGCGGGCTGATCTGCACGATGCCGGCCGCCGTGACCTGAATCGCTGCGATCTTCGTTGCGCCCGCAACCGCAAGAATCAGCGAGTCGCCAGGCTGCACGAGCGCGTCGCCTGCCGCCGCCGTCGGCGTGCCGGGACCGATCTTGACATAGGCCGCAGCGGTGGCCGCCACGCGCACATACTTCGGCAGCGTGCCGTTCGAGGTATTCGGGATCGTCGCGCTCGCGGACGCGGCACCCGTCGTAATCGTCGTGCCGGTGGCAAAGATCTGCATTTTCATTCGACGCCTCTATAAAAAAGGGGCGCCCCGTAGGACGCCCCAAGTACCACCGTGGAGACTCTGTTGCTTACAGCACGTCGCGAACTGCGCCGCCCGACTTTTCCTGGCCGGCTTCGAGCGAGTATTCGCAGATCAGCATGCGCTTTTCAGCGTCGCCGGTCTTCGCGAGCGGCGTCGTTTGCATCGGACGCAGGAACGCCGTCTTCCAGCGGCCCATTTCCAGCACGAACACCGTGCGTGCGCGCTGGAAGCGGTTCGGGACCGCACGCAGCGTGCCGAAGTCCGACACGTAGACGTCGACGGCGGCAGTGAGCTGCTTGTCTTCGCCTTTGTCGAAGCGCGTGCTCGAACCGGTGAAGGTCGAGAACGTCTGCTTCTGCGTGCCGCCGAGCATGATCGTGCCGGGATTGCCGCCCTGTGCCCACGAAAGCTGGATCACGTTCTTCAGCATCGCTTCCGTGAACGCGCGCTGCGTGCCGTCCGTCGGTGCCGTGTTCGTGTTGTAGTTCGGGGCAGCACCACCTGCGCCTAGGTCGTTGTTGGTCGCAACCCAGCCTTCGAGGCCGCGCAACTGACGCGCAACGCTCGACGAGCCGGTGACCGTCGTCGTGTTCTGGCACAGCGCCGTTTCCATGTCGCGCTTGAGCTCTAAGCCCTTGAGCGAAATCTGGTACGCGAGCTCATTTTTTCTGCCTGCCGGGTCCATGCCGTCGATCTGCGTGCCCGAGACGATGACCGTCTTGCGCGAGATCTGCGTGCGGTTGTTCAGGCGAGCCGTCGGCGTCGCGGCGTCGGCCGTCGCGTCGTCACCTTCGACCTGTGCGT